CCCGTCAGGCCTTGCGGGCCGGTTTCACCTTGCGGACCAGTCTTGCCCTGCGGGCCCTGTTCACCCTGCGGACCCCTTGGCCCCTCTGGTCCGGTATCTCCCTTCGCGCCGTCAGTGCCGGCAGGCCCCCGTGCGCCCGTGTCGCCCTTCGGGCCCTTGAGGTTCACGGTCTGCGGATTCGCCTTGCCGCCGTCGTTCGTCCACGACAGGTCGCCGTCGTCGCTCATGCTCGGCGTGAACGTCACGCCGTCACGTCCGTTTGTCCCGTCCTTACCCGGCGCACCGTCTGCGCCGTCTTTCCCAGGCAGGCCGTCCGCGCCCTTTGCGCCGTCCTTGCCGGGGGCTCCATCCGCCCCGGCAGGGCCTTGAGGACCAGTCTCGCCGGGATCGCCTTTCGGGCCCTGCGGACCCTCGGGCCCCGTGTCACCTTTCGCGCCCTGCAAGGGGCCGTTGTTGATGAACTCGCCGGTAATACCGTCGAAAATGTAGATGTCGTAGGGCTCCGCCGTGCCCACGCCGTAGGCATCGCCCGCCGCTGCGGTCGCTTTCTGCGCGGCGTCCAGCGCAGCCTTCGTGCCGTAATAGCCCAGCACCTTGAAGCCTTTGCCGGTGTCCCCTTTGGGGCCTGCTGGCCCCGTCTCTCCTTGCGGGCCGGTCTGCCCCTGCTGGCCTTGTTCGCCCTTCGGGCCGCGCGGACCTTCGGGGCCGGTCGGTCCGGTCGCGCCGATGTCACCTTTCTCTCCTTGGGGGCCGGTATCGCCCTTGTCGCCTTTCAGCGCGGCAAGCTGTGCCGCCGTGAAGTCGGAATAGGTAAAGGCATCGCCCTTGTCGCCCTTTGTGCCCTGCGGGCCAGCGGGGCCAATCTCGCCTTGAATGCCCTGCTCTCCCTGCGGGCCGCGCGCGCCGGTTTCACCTTTGGGGCCCTGCGGACCGGTCGCGCCGGTTGCGCCGGTCTCGCCTTTTGGACCCTGTGCGCCGGTTGCGCCCGTGTCGCCCTTGGGGCCAGTTGCCCCAGTCTCGCCCTTGGGCCCCTGATCGCCGGTGTCGCCCTTGGGGCCGACTTCGCCCTGCGGTCCGGTCGCGGCAACGCCCGTGTCGGCAAAAACGCCTGCCGTGGCGTCCCACTTGAACCAGTTGCCCGTGGTCTCGTCGACGTAGGGCATCTTGGAAACCGCCGTCTCCGCATCCGCCGCCGCCTGCAAAACCTCATCGACCCAGCTTTGATAGGCCGGGGGCGGCGTCTCTCCGCTGTCTTCCAGCGTTTCGCGCACGCGTGTTTTATATATCTGGCTCTTCACAATGGTATCGCCCACGGTATAGCGCAGCTCTGCCGCGCCCTCACCGGCCACCGCCGTATCAACGCTCGATACCAGCCACACGAGCGCGCCGTCATCTTCCGTCACCGTCACGGGATACGGCTGCGCATCGCCGTTTCGCTGCACGATCAGGCTCGCCACGCCATCGCCATAGGCCTCGCGCCACTTTCCCAGCACGTCAAAGACGACCTTGCGAGCCTGATTCTCTCCCCTGCGCCCGAGCTTGATCTCTTCGAGCGCATAGGCATTTTCAATAACCATATTGTCACCTCTCTTATGGAAAACGGCGCAGCAAGAGCGACTTTTTCGTCCCTTGCTGCGCCGTGTCGCAACTCATTTTTCGTGTCTCGCGGTCGTATTCACTTACGCGTTATGGGCCTTCGCGCTCTCAACGTAGTCGCTGCTCATCGTCTGGATGAGATTTGCGGTCGAGGCATCCTGTCTCATCTGGTTCTGGATGGCCCACAGGAACTTTCTCTTGACCTGCACGGTCACACCGCGCTGGATCAGGCAGCTTTCGCCGTTCACGCACACCAGCAGGTCATCCTTGTACTTGCCGCTGTCCTTGAACAGGCGGACGCTGACGTACTCCTCGCCCGCGCGATCGGCGTTCACAGCCGCAACGGCGTTCTTTGCTTCGCTCATCGGTCTTTCCTCCGTTTCAGTGGCGGGGGCGGCGTTCACAGCCGCCCCCTTGGTGGTTAGGTCAGCGGGGTCTCATCGAACGTGGAAGTCGTTTCCACGCGAATCATATACGCCTCAACCAGACGTTCGGCGACCTTGGTTGCCTTCCAGCCGACGGTTGCACGCTGGTTCAGCGGGTCAGCCGTACCGGCAGAGCCGAGCGGCTTGACGATGTGCTCAAGGCCGCCGCCGGTCAGCTCGGTCGTGCCGTAAGCCTCCGCGCCCATGATGAGGGTGGAGTAGACGTTGCGGCCCTTCGCACCGGCTTCGCCCGGATAGATGGCGGTCGACGCCGTCGGGGTGGTAGCAGGCGCTTCTTTCAGCGTGATCGTCGCGCTGCCAGCAGCCGCAGCCGAGGCGCTCTCGATCTCAAGGAGCGCACCACCGATGACGACCTCGCGGCCCGCCAGCTTTGCGGCGTCGGCAGTGGTGATGACCTCGTTTACGGTCAGGACCTTGCCGGATGCGCTCTTGACGGTCAGGTCGCGTGCGCCCTCGGTCAGGTCGTCAGCGTGGAACACCTTCGCTTCGGTCGTCTCGATGAAGCGGACGCCCGCGATCTTGCCGATCTCGTCGTCGTAGATGTTGCTGGTGTCCTTGTACTCGTGCGGGCGCTTCCAATCAGGGTCATCCTGAATGTCGTAGGAACAGTCAGGGTGAATGATTGCCCAGTAGGAGCCCTCGTAGCGAGGGGCGTTCATGGTTTTCAGGAAGCGAACCGCCTTGCGGACGGCACGCACCGTGAAATAGTGGTTGCCCGTGGCCTCGCCGCCAACGAGCAGATGGCGTCCCGTCACCTGACCTTCGCCGTACTGGACGTTGGAGCCGCCGTTGATGACCTCGCGGGTGATGGTGTCGAGCGTGCGGCCCGCCTGAGAGCCGAGCAGCACCGTCGCTTCCTGCAGGTTGTTGTCGATGGCGGTCAGGTCGAGGATATCGGAAATCTCGACGAAATCGCCGTACTGGTCGACCTGTGCGGTCAGCGTGGTCATGGACAGCTTGCGGCCCTTGGGGGTCACGCCTTCGGTGATGGGCGTGAGCGCCTTGGGCAGCGGATCATACTTGCGAAACTCGATCTCCTTGCCCTTGCCCTTGGGGATGTTGCGCTTCTGCGCGAAGCGGTCATGCACCAGCTCGGGTTCGGCGTTGTCGATCAGGGTGTCGCAGTAGTAGATCTTCATCTCGCCCGAGAGACCGGAATCGGTCGTCACGTTCGTCTGGCCCTCAAACAGGCTCAGAATGACGGGCAGAATGAAAATGTCTTTGAACTTCTTCATAGAGTTTTGTCTCCCTTCTTACAGTCGGTAAATTAGGCGGGCATCAGAATACGATGCGCTCGCCGCGCCGCACGCGCCTTGCGATCTCTGCGCGGTCGGCCTTCGTGAATTTGCTCGGGTCACTCTTGACAATGACCCCCGGCTGGGAAGTGGTTCCGTTCTCGTTCGGGCGCATTCCTTTCGCGCGGACGTTGTCCATCACGCGCTTTTCCATCTCCGCCGCAGCTTTCGCCGCGCTACGAGCCTGAATGTCGCCTAAATGGGATACCTCGTAAGCGTCTTTTACAGGGACGCCCGCACGCAGCATCGCAATGAAACGCGGATTCTCCGCGACTTCGCGCTTGAGGTCGAAGTCAGGGTACTCGCCCGGCGCGTCCGCCGTGCCGACCAGCTCGCTCGCCTGACGAATCCAGTCGTTATATGTCTCGTCGGCTTTCTGCTGACGCTGCCTGTCTTCTTCCTGACGTTTGAGCGCTTCGTTTTCCTGCTGCATCCGCGCATACTCGCGGTACTGTTCCACGCTCATGCCCATGCTCTCCGCTTCCGCGTTGTAGAGCACGCTGTTGAGCGCCGCATCGCCCTCAAAAGCCGCACGCAGCTTACTCATATCGCCGTCCGTCACGCCATAATGGCGCATCAGTGTGTCGATAATGGGCTGCGAATCGGCGATTTTCTGGTCTTTAGCCTTCTCCTCGCCGAATCTGCGATTGATGATGCGCTGTGTCTCCGCAGTGTACACGTCCTTGTATTTGCCGTTTACGAGGTCAAGGAACTCCTTTTTCAGGTCTTCCCCGCCTTTTCCCGCAGCCCCGGCGTCGCGCTGCTGCATCTTCGCGCCCTCGCCCTTCGGCTCGCCAGAAGAGGCCCCCGTATCGTCAGGTGTCTCCTGCTTGCCGAACACGACGTTGGCGTATTCGCCCGTTTTGCCCTTCCGGGTGGGAGAAGAGCTTGCCTTCGTGGTCTCGCCCTGTGCGCTCGCGCCTCCCTCAGCGCCGCCCGATGCACCGGCAGCGGCTCCCGCAGCGGCAGCGCCGCCGTCAAAGAGGCTCAGGATCACGCGAAGCGTGGTTTTGAGGTTCATGGTATCCCTCCTGCTTGTCAAATCGCGGATATTTGGCCCTCCGTGTAGGCCGTGCAGCGCTTCCTATTATCCGCAGGGGAGGGGAGAGCGGCGAAAAGATAAAGAAAAACGCCGACCCTCCCTCGCGGGCGTATGAATAGGAGGAAGCCACTCGCACGCCTAAAGCGTAACATGCGGCTTCCTCCAACTCACCACGGGTGAGAAAAATTTTTTTAATTTTCTTTGACGTGCACGAAGATCGCGTCCGGCCTCGTGTCTTCCAGCTGCTTGAGCCCGATGCACGCGGCGATGAATGCCGCTTCGATGCGCTCATCGCCGCCGCAGTGGATGAGGAAGCGCGGCGCCCCCTCGTCGATCTCAAAACCGTAGACCTCGCAGTCTCCCTCGGCTTCCATGTTCTTCACATAGCCACCGAAAGCGTACATCACACCAGTAATGTAGTTGCAGCATTTCTCGTCCGCCGAATGGCCTTCGCACAGGATCATGTAGCGGCCGATTTCGTGCTCGATGTGAACCATCGTCATGCACTTACACCCCCGGCATCGCCGCGCTGCTGCCCGTGTCCATGTTCGGCTTAGACTGTTCGGCAAGCTTCTGCATGTACGGTGTCTGCGCGTTCTGTGCGTCGGCGTTCTTGCTCTCAATTCCGCCGCTGCTGCCGCTCTTGCGGGTCGTGCCACCGCTCTGCGTGCCGCCAGTCATTCCGATGCCCATGTCCTGTCCCGTAAGCTGCTGGATAACCGCGAGAGCCTTTTGCAACTGCTCTCTCTGCTGCTGCACGACGTTGTAGAGCGTCGCCCCCTCGTTGACCTGGCTCTTGATCTTGTCGATCCCTTCAAAGTCCATCATGTCGAGCGCGATCATGCTTTCCTGCGCCCTGTCCGGGGAGAAGAATCCAAGCGAATACAGCTCTTTCGCCCGCTCGTTCTGTTCCGCGCGGGAGAATGGGTTCTTCTTCTGTGCCTTGATCTTAATGTCGAAAACTGGTCTGCGGAACAGGTCATTGCCGAGGCTGTCCACGCCTGTCACCTGATCGCCAAGCTCGTTCACGCCGATCTGCGCATACTCATAAGGCATTTCATTCGTGATGCGGAAAGTGCGCGCTGCGTCGTAGAACTGCCGCATGCGCTCGATGCACAGCTTCACGATCTTCGTCTGCGCGCGGTAGCACGCCGAAATCATATCGCGGCTCGCCTTGTTGCCCGCTTCCTGCAATGCAGAAATAGCCGCCGCAGCCGTCGCACCGCTGGACGTGCCGCCGTTAGACACGTCGCGGTTTGAGCTCGTTTCTTTCATCTCGTCGATCTTCATCTGCACGATATTCGCGTAGATGGAATCGAGCGGGCGCGTCGTTACCTCGCGGAGCCTGCTCTCGTCGATCTGGCCGGACACGTGGATGATCGGCTTGCGCCAGTCAAGGAACTCTTCTTCGTTGATGTTCAGGCTTTCGCTCGCGAAATACCGGCGCTTGCTGCCCATCATCGACGTTTCGAGGATGTTGCCCCACAGCTTGTCGATGTAGAGCTGCGGGTCCTTTGCGATGGCCGTGTAGCCAAAGCCCGCGGGCGTGCCCTTCTCAGGGAACAGCACGTCGAACACGAACGGATATTCGCCGTCTTCGTAAAATCCGCCCTCCGCATATTCGGGGTCATTTTCGCTGGCGTAGATGATATGCTCCTCGTCGATGAACTTCGCGTAGTGCAGCGCCGTTCGCCCGTCTGAGGTCTTCTTGCGGTAATACCAGTCGATCACGGCGACCTTGTTGCTCGTGTCCACCGTGTCATCGTACTCATATTTCGCCGTTTCAATGCTGCTGCCGCTGAGCTTATCCGCAAACTGCGGGTATTCGTCCTCGATGATGTCGCGGTCGACGAGCGCCACCGTAAACACGTTGCGGCTCTTCTGGATGTCTTCAACACCCGGTTCCCAGAAGATGTTCAGCGGGTCAATGCCCTCGATAGCGATGTCGCCGAGCCCATTGTCTTTCTCCTTGTCCCAGAACACGCCGTAGATCGCCACACCGTGTTTGAGCTTTTCCCACCACTCGAAGCTGTATGTGCTGTCAAATTCGTTGTATTCCATGATGACCGGCAGCACGGACGAGAGCGTCTGCGCGCTTTCCTCGTCGCTCTGCTCGCGAGGCAGGCATACGGGCTCGGGGTAGTTGTCCATCGCGTCGGCGTGCTTATTCATGATCGAGTTAAACAACCATGCACTCGCAGGCTCGGGTGATTCCCCCGCATCTTTCGTCCCGCGTCGAATATCCTCCCAATGCCGCAGCTTCCACCAGCGCTCCTCGCTGATGATGCGATTCTCGAAGTTGCTCTTGCCCTGCTTGTACTTTTGCAGCGTTTCTACGGCGTCGCCGATCTCCTTGCTGCCAATGGCTGCGCCGCTGCTCATCGCCGCGTCGCTGTCGCGGAATGCGCCTACAAGCGGCGCTTCTGCCTTTGCATCCAACATCGCAGCAGCGCCAGCCGCGTCGGCCTGCTGCTGCGTCTGCGGGAATTTTCTCATTCCTGCCATGTCTTCCCCTCCTGTCAATTGTGTTGGAACCACGCATATCTGTCGTAGCTCGGCGTATTGATGTCCAGCGGGTCATACAAGACCAGCTTCGGCGCTTTATTCTCCCGCGCCGAAATGGGATTCTCCATGCACACATAACGCGTCATGTCGTAAATATGGTCTTCCTGCTCGGTGTTCACATCCTCGACATCCTTTTCGTCGTAGACAAGGTTCGGCACCGTGCGGATGAAATTCTTGCATGTGTTGAAAATATACAGCATCGGCACGCCGTTCTCGTCGAACGCGAATCGGTTGTGCAGCTGCATCTTGCCATCGATACGGGCGTTGTCCCCCTTCTCAAAGTAGACGCGCTCACGCTCAAAGAGCGAACCGATGCTCTCCGTGCCCTGCGTGCCCCAGATCGCGGGGTCGCCCACACGGAAGATGTGCCGCCCCTTGAGATTCGGGTCTTCGGCCTCGATACGCTTCATCTCGCGGGCCACCGCCGTCGGTTCCATCTTCACGCCCTCATTCGGCGTGCCCGTGCAGCCGTAATATTCCCGGATGTGGTAGAGCCGCCTGTCTTGGTCGACCGCGAACCAGCCGATGGCAAACGGCCTTGAATAGCCCCAGTCCATGGCGCACCAGATCGGCCACTCCTTCGGCACCTGAAACGGCGCGATGACGTGCGTATGGATGCGGTCTCGGTAGTGTTCGCTGTCATTGCGCCACTCGGTAAACACCTGCCCGGAGAACGTGTCCCAGTCGCCGTAGAGCAGTGCGTTCTTCTCTGCCTCCGGCATCGACGCAAGGCGCGTCAAATAGCTGTCGTCGTTCTTGAGCAGTATCTTATTGTCGAATACCGTGCTCGGCACAAAGATGCGGCTCTTCTGCCGATGTTCTTCGTGCCCATCTGGAAAGCGCACGACTGCATCCTCGCGGATGGTCCTCATCGGCGGCGCTGCTGTGATGAACCGTTCCTTGACCCATCCATGCCCCACACCGCCGGGGTTCGCCGTGCTTCGAATGTATACCCGCGTCCCCGGCCCATTCGGTCGGTTGCGGGAAAAGAGGTAGCTGTATTCTTCCCATGTAAAGTGGGTCAGCTCGTCGAATGCGATAAAGTCATATGCCTGACCCTGATACTTGATCTTGTCCTTTGCGTACTGCATCGAGCCGAAGAGTATTTTCGCCCCGCTTGGGAATGTCCATGTGTGGCTGCTGCCGTTGTAGCGCGCGCCCGGATAGATGCGAGGGTAGTAGTTCAGCGTCTTGTCGATGAGCTCGGCAAGCTGCGGGAAGGTCTTTCGCAGGATGATCGCCTTGTAATACGGGATATCCACTTGACGCAATGCCTCGATGACCAACGCATCGGATTTTCCCCCGCCTAACCGGCTGCGCCGCCGTATAGAGCCTCGTCCTCCCAGCGGCTCATAAAGAGTGCCTGCTTGGGCTGCGGCTTCCATACCACGCTACGCTTCGCCATTCGCATCACCTCCCGCGTCCTGAGGAACAGGCATTACCGCGGGCAGCTCTGCCACACCGCACACGCTTTCTCCACCGTCGTCCTTTTTCTCGTCATTTGCCCAGCGGAAGTTGTATCGCAGGCTGAATTCCGCGCCCCGCTGACCGTCTCGGTCGAAGAGCCGTTCCTCGGCATAAGCCTCGATGCGGGCCTTCGCGCGCGTAACCGTGTCAACGAATTCTTTTTTTGCCTGATAGTTCAGCAGCGCTTGCCTGCTCGTAAATCCCAGCGCAAGCGCGAGCCCCGTCACCGTCGGTGGGCGCTGATGAATGATAAACGGCTGCCCGAATTTGTCGAGGATCGGCATCCCATCGTCCCCGATGATTGGCTCGCCTTTGCAATCCTCAAAGTATCGGTCAATGACGGCCTGCATTTCTTCGACCGTCGCATATTTGGGAGGATGCCCAATTTTCGCCATGCCGCCACCGCCTTTCTTTTTTATGCTGCAAGCCCCCCGTCCTCGGCCTTATCGCGCAGCATTCTTATCCCCGCTCGGGGAACCGAGCTTCCTATTTCCGACGGTAACACGCCATCTTTTATTTCTCACCACGGGCGCGGAAACTTTCTCTTTCCTTTCTGTGCTTCCCTCTGTATAGTTACATACACACAACATAGATACATCCTGCGTATAGCACCCTCTCCCGAAAGAAAAGAAATATAAAAGAAAAGAAAGGGGTTCTCCCTCACGGCAAAAAGAGAGGCAGGGCGCTTGCCCTGCCTCTTCTTATGCCATTTTGAGCTTTCTTTTGAGCCACGCCCACAGGTTGCGCCACGGGTGAGATTCTGCGTAGTCAGCACGCCCAAGCTCAAAAGCGGCTCTATCCGTCATTTTATTTACGTCATTCCGCAGCGCGTTCTTTTCAGTGACAGAATACGTCAACTCTGCATTCGCCCGCCCAAGCGCCGCCTCAGTGTCAGCAAGCTTGTTTCGCAGGCCGTCCGCGGCTGCTTTCAGCTTTGCGATCACATTCTCGCGGGTGATGGCCTCACCGTTCATTTGGCTGATCTGCACAGTCAGTGCGGCGTTTACCCGCCTTAACTTCTGCACTTCCGCCTGCGCGTCCTCCACCATCTTCGCCATCTGTTCTTTGGTGTACTTCTTGATGTTGATGCTCATTCGGCCACCGCTTCCCCGACGATCATCCAGTCATCAGCCAGCATGTCGGCCTGCGAGGCCAACCATCCGAGCTGTACGCCGGACTTGCCGACAAAGGCAAGCGCTTTGTTTCCGATGGCCTCGTGCTTGGCATTAATTACCTCGTGCGCGGCGTTCTCGTAGCTGATACGCTCCGCAAGCTCGACGTACTGGTTCTTACCGTTCCAGCCGCGGCGTGCGATCTTCATTCCTTTCTTCGCCGCCTCGATAGCAAGTCCAAAGCTCAGCCCGTCAGTCGGTCGATACGCCTCTTCAAAAACCTGCTTCGGGCTGAAAGATTCGTATCCGTCAGGATAGCGGACTTTGTAGCCGTCTTCCTCAGGATCCATGCTTCTCGGGATGGGCTGGGTCTTCTCGTAAACTTTGCCACCCTTGCGGATAGCCGGTGCTGCCTCGATAAGTTTCGTTCCGATGTACTTTTTCATAGCAAAATTCCTTTCTTTTTCGCCCGCAGGCGTTATTTCATTCGTAGCTGTTCTTCTCGCCCCCGGTCGCTTACGATGCTCACGACCTTCACGTCGCCGTAGCGCTCAAGGTCCATGGCGATGCGCTCCTTGATGCCCTGCGCGTCAGCAGCGGGGACGTTGGCTTTAATCGTGATTGTCAGCATTTGCGCCCTCCTTTCCGTCCATCTTCGCGCCGCATGCAGGACAGTAATTGGTAAATTTAGCGATCAGGTTATATCCCCGTTTGCACTTTGGGCAGATAATAATTCCACTCTCATCTTCAATCCACTGCCCATGCACCACCGGCACAACGTCAGCGGCAGGGATTGCCATCAGTGTAGCAGCGCTCACATACACATCGTCCCAGCGGCCATGTATAAAATTAGCTTGTGATACGGCAACAGCGCGGTCAATATATTCAGCCATTGTCAGCCCTCCTGTTCCATGCTTCGATTGCTAATAGATGATTCAGGTACCAATGTGTTCTCGGTTCGATTGGACAGTCTCTATTTGGGCAGCATGCCCGAAAGCAGTGACCGTTTCTCTGCATAACGCCCTTGGCTCCGCAAAACGGGCAGGGTTTTAATTCAAACATCTTCCATCACTCCACCTCCTGCATCTTACTAATCACTTGTCGGATCACATCGCCACCATAAGCGTCTTTCGTCAACTCCAAGAATTCCGTCAGTGTCATCATGCCATGCTTAAGGTCAACACCTCGGTCTCGGGCAAACTGCTTTCTCCCCATGTCACACGAGCCGGTCAAGCGGTGATGCCAGTCGTAAAAGTACTGCGTCGGATACGTTCTTCCCTCGTCTGTCTCGCGCAGGAACGCATCAATTCGCTCTTCTTCCGGCATATCCTCAAAAAGCTTATCGCGCAAGGCCTCCATTGCTTCGCGCAGCGTTTCGCCGTGCGCAAAAAACCCGTCCTGCTTGACGATGTAGCACGGTGTAAGCGTCAAATCACCGTTCAAGATTGCCCCGTGCGCAGTGTTGCCGCGCACGGAACGAATCAGCGTATTGACACCGTCAATTCGATAAACCGTTTTCCGGTTGAAACTCTTAATTCCGTCGCCGTAGCCGGAGCCGGAGCCGTCGCCGTAGCCGGAGCCGTAGCCGGAGCCGGAGCTCACAACCAGAAAGTCTTTGATCTTCTCATCAAGCGTCATCTCTTCCACTCCTTTACGCCTCGAAGCGACGCAGATGCCGCATCCGTGCACGGGATGATCTGGATCGCACCAAGCACGGTCATCTCCGGAATCGTCACAGTAAAACGGCAGTTGCCCGGCGTTTTCGTACCGTCTTGCGCGAGCTGCTCAACAGCGCACGCGCCGTCCCAGCTCCACAACTTACGCACCTCGGTCATGGTAACCTCGGAGCCGGTTCTCTCCTTGATTTTGCCGAAAAACACGCCTGCGCGGTCGCAGCGAACGATATAGTCCTGATTGTTCATGATGAAATTCCTCCTGATTTTTGTTAAAATTTGAAGCTCTCTCTGAGTTTGATCCCGTTTACCTCTGCCTCCGCCGTAAAGTAGCGGTGGCGCTCGTTGATGTACACGCCGCGCCCGTGCGCAGTCGTCTCTTTCGTGGTAACGCTCAGGATGCCGGCGCTGCCCTGAAATGCGGCAGGCTTCCAGCTAAATGGTTCTCCGATGTACATGGTCATTCCTCCCTAATGTCTCCGCCCCATTGCTCCGCCATAGCTTTGGCGATGCCTGGAAAAGTCTTTGCGCGGTTTTTCGCCCTATCCGTGGTAAACATACCTTTATGCTTTTCCCCATGCTTATGGCTGTAGCTACCGCTCGGACACCATGTTGCTGCCGGTTCAACAATATTGGTCGGCTCTAACGGCTGGACACCACGCTCCCACAGCAAGGTTTTTTTGCTGAACGGGTGCCCGTATTGATAAGGCTGTATGGCTTGGGTTGGCTCTGGATACTCAAAGACTTTACTCGGCGTCGGATTCTCAATCACAACTTTTCCACAATCCGCTGCCAAAATAGCTAAAAACAGCGCTTTGCCGCACAACCCCTCATAATACCGCTTGATATTGAGCTTGCCGCCCCTATACAAGTGCCGCGCTCCGGCGTTGCTGGTTTTGGTGCAGGGCGGGAAAGCAATAATCATATCCCACCGTCCCACATCATGGGTCTGTCCGTCCATTGTGGTCACTTGCCCCCCCTCAATGGCCTTGAGCGCATCGCCCAGGATATGCCACTCCGGATGCCCGCCAGACGGTTCCTGGATGTCACAAGAGTATGCCTCGTGCCCCAATGCGCGGAACGCCTTACACACTTCCTGCGATTCCTCGCAGGCAACTAAAACCTTCATCTCAATACCTCACTCCGATGTAATCCAGAACCCGACCGTAGCCGAGGCCCTTTTCGTTTGGCTTCCATAGCCCATCCGTGTCCCATTCGCCGCCGCCTATGCAAAAGTCATAGTGCTTCGGGTGCGTGCGCTTCATGCGCTCGAAGCGGTTTTCGCCCTTTTCAAGGTGCGCCCCGAAACCGCAGAACATGCACCCTGTCCTCTGGCATCCCGTGCAGTGTAGTTTGCAGTCGATCAGCGTTTCGGTGTAGTCGTTCTCGCCGTCGCTGGCCACGATATCGCCGTAGACGCTTGCGATAGGGATTTGCCGGTCTACGATAAACCGTAATACGTCTTGCTCCGTCCAAAAGCTCATGGGCTTCCCTGCTGGGTGTTTCCCTTCAAAAACATTGCAACCGTTTTTCAGCCAAACTTTAGTTCTCAAGCGGCTTTCTTGCGCCATTGTCGCCATCGTAGGGACTCTTTGCGTTTTTCTCATATAGGCGTTCATCGGCCTCTTTTTCATCTCTCCGCAGCACCTTGAAGATATTGCGAATGGTGCGTATAGCAGAAATTCCCACTTTTCGCAGTTGTATTCGCTCGGTTTGCCGTCCTTTCGCAAATATTCGCCGCGAAGCCGCGCCGCAGATCGTCCGTCAGGCTTTACCCTTGCTTCTTCAACATACGCCGCAACCTCCTTGCTCACGATGCTATACCCGTACTTCCGCACCACCTGCCGGATATTCATCTTCGGGCGCAGCCGCACAAGCTCAACGGTGATTCGTGGGAACTCTCCACGCAGCCAATCCGCGTACTCGTTCACGAACCTCTGTATCTCCGGGTATTCCAGCCCCGTGTTGACAAATACCAGCGTCAGCGGATATGGCGGGGATCGAAAGCTTGATAGATATCGCGCTGCCAAGTATACCAGCACCGTGCTATCCTTTCCGCCTGAGAACGACACGTAGCACTTTCCGTTCCACGCGGTGTACCACTGGTCGAGCTTTTCGTAAGTTAGGATTTCTTTGTCTTCCAGATCGAGGGCTAAGAGCTGTTTCGCCGCCTCTTTCGGAATCGGCTGATTGCTATACCCTTCCACGGCTCCCCTCGCATTCTCCGAACAGCTCCCGAAACGGTTTCCCAGTCAAATCCTCCAACGCGAGAAACGCCCGCACGGTCACATCCACATCGCCCTTGATATACCGGCTCACGTTAGTCGCCGAAATCCCGGTCACCTCGGCAAGCGTGGTCTGGTTGTAGTTGGTCTTCTCCAGCGCCGCTTTGAGACCCGGATACGGGCAGCGCTCCCACGGCGTCTTGCTCATAACGAATCGGCTCATATCACTCGCCCCCTAACAGCACTTCGATAGAGACGTTCAGTGCTTCGGCGATGTAAAGATACGTCGATACCGCGCCGTATCGTCCGCCTCGCTCAATGCAGGATATCGTGCTGTCCGATATTCCGGCCCTTTCCGCGATGGCCTCCTGATTCAACCCGCGCATCTGCCGCCACGCCTTGACGCGCTCGCCGATGCGCTGCTCGGTCGGGATAGGACCCTTCGGCGCTTTATCCTCGCTCAAAAAATCGATCACACGGATCCCTACGGCTTCGCAGATACGTTCGCACAGCGGGATAGTCGGCATAATGCGCCCGCACTCGTAATTGCACAGCTGCCCTTGCTCAATGCCACACATGGCGGCAAACTGCGATTGGCTCATGCCCCTTGCTTTTCTCAGGTTGCGGATCCGCTCCGCAATGTCTTTTGCATTCATCTTTTTCGCTCCCATTATTTTCTCAGTTTCTGCCCGCGCCGCGTCTTGAACTGGCGCGCGCCTAAGTAATCGTCTTTTGCCTGCGTCTGCCGCTTCTCTTCGGCTTTCGCCGCCCGGACCTTTGCGATATCCTCCGCGTAGTGCGGGCAATGGTCCTGACAGCCGGGATAGCGCACGGGCGGCTTGCAGAAGTGGCAATGTTCAAAGCTCATCTCACACCTCGCGGATCGTGATGCCGTACTTCTCCTGCATCAGTTTCTTTTTCAGCAGATAGTCTTTCGTTTTCGCGCCCTTTGCGTCCTCGACCTCGCGCAGCCAGTGCACCGTGCCGTTGCAGTCCGGCTCAGTCGTCCGCTCGTAAGTAAAATCCGCGCGGTAGACCATCGGCTTGATTCTCTCACCTTCGATAGTTGTGTATCCCTCCACGAGGGTAAAATTCACTTGCAGCCGCAAATCCCGAATCTTGCCCATCGCGCGCAGCACTTTCAGCTCGGAAAACCGCGCCGCCTCACGCTCGGAATCAAACTTGATGCCGTCGCGCACGACCTTGCGGTTGCCGTACTTGTTCTTCTTCGGCTTCTTCATGCCTTCCAGCTTGTCAAGCACCTGCTTCTGCGCCTGCGGACCGAGCCGTGCAAGGTCAGCTGATGTCAGTGCCATCGTGCGCCTCCGCCTTGCTGTCCGCGGGATCATCCCGCAAACCGACCGCAATATGCATCACGTTATTCTCATCGACGCGCTGGTGAATCTCGTATTGCCCAAGCAGCGGGTTCACCTTCGGCCTTTCGAGGTGGATCGCCTTCATGCGTGGGATATCTTCTCCCGTGTCGGGGTCCTTCACTGCCTCGCCGTAGGCAAGCGCGATCTGGATAGTCCAAGCATCGAACGCCATGCGCAGCTGGTTCAGCCCCTTCATATCCTCGCGCAGCTTCGCATTCGCTTTCATCAGCTCGCCGACTTTTTTCTGATATCTTCCGAGCTCGTGCTCAAGCTGTTTTACCTTGTCTCTGTTTCTTTCGCTCATCGGTTCTCCGTCCTTTCGTAGTGCAGCGTCAGCGCCCGAGCGATCGGGCAGCGCCGCCATTCTTCGTTGGCGCAGTAGCGCCGCGTATATTCGTCCAGCTCTTCTTTCGGCAGCTTGACTTGCGCACCCTCGCAGTTGAGATAGTCGCGGTAGTCCCGCGAGTAAAACGGGCACTTGAAAATGCCCCCGCGATACCCGCTCACGGCGCACCGCCTGCCAACACTGATTTGACGTGCCTCATGCGCTGATTTGCCTTGTCGCGTCTCATGCTATCGCCCTTGAATACCAGCGGTGTGCACATCTCGAGGATGCGGTCATAGATGCGCTGATAGGTCATGTCTTTCGGCCTGCACAGCTCGTCAAGCGTCAGGTTTGTGGTGACGATCAGCGGCTTCTTGGCCTTGTATCGCTCGTCAATGACCGTGTAAACCGTCTCCATCGCATACTCACTGCTGCGCTCTGCGCCGAGATCGTCGATCACCATCAGCGGGTAATAGTGCACCTGCTCGATGATTCCCTTCTTATCGTATCCTGCGTTGAGTATCCGCGGGAAGCTCGTAATCATCGCCGGAATGCCGCGGTCAATCAGCTCGTTGGCGATACACGCCGCCGCGAAGGTCTTCCCGTTGCCGGTGTTGCCCCACAGCAGAAGCCCATTGTTCTCGCGCCGCATATCGTCCCATGCGTCGGCATAGCGTTTGCATTTGACGATCTCGTCACTCATCGTCGCCTTGTCGAACCGGCACGCCGTCAGGCTCTTGTCGCGGATTCCGTCAGCACGCAGCGTTTCGATGCGTAGTCGCTTCTCACGGTCAGCGCGAGCTTTTTTCTCGGCCTCGTACTCTCGCGCCGCGCAAGCACACTGGCACCCGACAAGGCGGACATTCCCGCCGATGGGGATGCGGCACTGCTTCGGCGTGTTGCAATGGCCGCAGTACAGCAGCCCGTCTTTCTCGTAATCGACCAGATCACGAACAGGCTCGGCCTTTTTCGCGATGCTGTCGATCAATGCGTCAACGTTCATAGGCTTCCCTCCGTGTTGCCGTAGTCGTAGTGATACCCTCTGCCGCTCTCGGGTAGCTCATCGTCCCACCGGCCTTGATTCAGCCATGTAGCGGGGTGTGGAATAAACTGCCCGTTGTTCTGCGTCCATTGGTCGCTGCACTTCTGCCGCTCCACTGCGGTCACAAGTGTTTCGAGTGGGACTTTGACCCGCTCGAAAGCTCTCTTAGCAGACTGTTTCCCGATTTTTCGCGGGTAAACTGACCAAAAACGCTCGAATGCGTCCCTCGTAGAGGGGGATTTAGAGGGTATATCGTTTTCTGTCTTATGTTCTTCGTCTTCTGTCTTATGTCTTATGTTATTAGTAGGCTTACATTTGCTTGCATTTGCTTGCGTTTGCTTACATTTGCTTGCATTTGCTTTTGGTGCTCTGCCGCCAGCCGCTCCATTCTGAGCCAGCGCATCAGATTTTTGAGCGTCACGGTCAACGACCGACTTAAATACCGGAAATAAAAGGGATTCTCTCCCGAGGTTGTCTGGAATTTCACCCGACCTGGCATATTCTAAAATCGCAACAAACAGACGGCCTTTTTCGTCATCTTCCAGTGCTGCTGTTTGCTCGATCCAGTCGTAATATGCCTTTACATAGCACCTTGTAGATGCAGCTCCCATACCGCCACCGCCTTAAAACGGCAGCTCGCCGTCGTCCTCGCTGACCTCTGCAAAGCCGCCTGCGGCGCTCTCTGCGGCGTATTGCGGCGCGGTGGTATCATTCCCCTCCAAACGCCTGTTGTCCGCAAAATACACGCTGTCGGCCTGCACCTCGTAGCTCCTGCGCTTGTTGCCGTTCTTGTCCGTCCAGTCGCGCATCTGCAAGCGCCCCTCGACGCCGATCATGCGACCCTTATCGGCGTAGTTGCAGAGCACTTCTGCCGTGCCGCGCCATGCGACAACGTCGATCCAGTCCGTGCCGCCCTCTTTGCCGTTGCGATCAACGGCAAGAGGGAACGACACAACGGATACGCCGCTGTTCGTCTTTTTCAGCTCCAAGTCACGCCCGATGCGTCCCATCAGGCAGATTCGATTCATGCTCACTGTGCGTCACCGTCGCTTTCGATGACCTCGCCGGTTGTCTCATCCACGGTGAAGTTCTCCGCCTCGATGACCGTGTCATCGCTCACGGAATACATGTCCTCGCTGATCTTCGTTTTGATGGTCTCGTCCTGCGCCACCGCGCGAACAAAGTCACTCTTGAGCGGTGCATACTTGAGCACGCGCTTGAGTACAGTCTTCTTCGCCATCTCCTCGAAGTTCGTCTGCCACGGGCCATTGCTGTATGCCTTGGAAAAGCGCTTCGCGTGGTTGCGAACGTCCTCGACGCTCATCACGTCATAGCCAAAGCCACCGTCCTTTGTGCGGAACATTGCGTAGATGAATTTCGGCTCGCCGCGCTCGCCGCAGGCGGGCTTGTTGGTGAGCTTCGGCTCAAGTCCAAAGGAATAATCAAACTCGTCGTTCTCGTAAACGACCTGCGCCTGAATGATGCTGACCTCACCGCTGCGGTACGCAAGATCAATGAGCCCCTTGTATCCGATTTGGAACTGCGTTTCGAGCGTGCCGTGATTGCGATAAGGGATGAGATAAGCCTGCCCGAGGGGTGTATTGGGTTCCAAGCCGAGTTGCGCCGCCGTCATCATCGCGCCGAGGAAACTCTGCGGCGTGGTCTGCGCAAGCTGTTTGTTTGCGCTCAACGCGGAAAGTGTGATGCGCGTGAAGCGCTCCGGCGTGATGACGCTCGGCAGTGCCTTGGCGATCTCGCCCTCCATCTGCTTGATGTACTGCTGCATCGTGGGATTGCCTTTCTTTACGGCCTGCGCACCCTGCGCATTCTGAATCAATCCTTCCTTCATCTTTCTTTATCCTCCTTCACCGCAAATTTGCGGAAATTTGTCGTTTTGTAGTAACTGCTCAAGTCCATGTCTGGGTGATCTTTGGCAAACGCCCGCGGATCGAACGTCTGGCGGCTCTGCGCCTTCCAGTCGATCGTGAAGCGCCCGCAGTATCCGCGCTCATTGTCACCAAGGTCGTTCATGAGCTGCTGCTTGATGGCGTCCGCGCCCTTCTCGATGGCTTTCTTACGGCTCATCAAGTACTGGTACTGCTCGACAAGCCTCTCGCGCCCGAACAGCTCGACTTCACCGCCGCCGCCCTCGTAGATGGTCTCGAGTGCCTCGGTCGTGCTCGCATCACCGTCCGTCGGCGGCGGGCTGTCAGCCTCCACGTAGTCGTGCCAGAAGTCCGCTGCACAGCGTTTCAACGCTGCAATCTCGTCAGGGCTGACATACACGCTGCTCTCGCACCATCCGGGGACATAGTCGTCGGGGACGGTCGTGATCTGGTAGCAGTAAAAGCCCTTGCCCAGCACCAGCGCCGCCAAGAACCAGCGTTCCCATCCCGTCACGGCGAGATATGTCACGCACTGCGCGTAATAGCTCTCGGGGAATTCGCCAACTGCATAGCGCTTCATGTTCAGCGCATTTGCGGTCTTGCATTCAAGGCCCGCGTGCCAACCAGCCGGTAACACCATACGGTCAATGTTCGCATGTAGGCACGGAGCCTCATCGTTACGCAGGATGTAGTTCACCTTGCGGACACGCAACCCTGTTTTTATCTCGAATCGAGTTGCGACGTATCCCTCGAGGTCTCTCCCGATTCGCATCGCCTCGTTTTCCGGCTCTTCGCCGATCCTGCCGGTCTTCTCCGCCCATACCGTGTAGGGAGAACGGTATTTATTCAGGCCCAGCACCGCGCCCATGTCGCTGCCGCCGAGGCTCTTCTTGCGCTCTTTAAGCCACTCCTCGCGGCTCATCCCGCGCGTTGATATCTTCTGCATCTTCATCTTTCTTTACCTCGATGTCTTCCGCCCCGCAGAAGGGGCAGCATAGTATCGTTTGCGTCTCCACGCCGCGCTCACCGTCAAGGTTCTCGCGCCTGCGCAGGACATCGGGCTCGTCAAAGGTCAGCCCGCACCATTCGCAGCGGTACATCACATCATCGCCGAGACCGCGATGAGCACCGCCGCCAGCAACAGGCAGATACCGGCGAAAAGCATCGCCTCATCCGCCTTGCGCTGCTCTCTCGTGCGCTTGTCGTGCCGTCTCACCGTCTGCACCCCCTGTCGATATGCGGCAGCAAATCATACAGCACCTTGCACACCGCGCACGCGCCGATGACGGCAAGGCTCGTCGTGAAGTCGCAGCCGTTGAGCGCAATCACCGCAGCGGCGATGCCGCCGAAAAACAACGTGTCGATCATGCCTCCACCTCGCGTTCCGTGATCCACTCGTTCACCAGTCGAGTGTAGATTTGGAAGATTCTGCGCTTGCCGCCGCGGATGCACACGCCGAAGGGGTAAACCCGCTGCTCAAGTCCGGCTGCCAGAGATTCGTTCGAAATGCTCAGCCCGTGTTCTCTCAGATACGCCGCGCACTCGTTCAAGTCCATCGTCTGTATCGTCTTCATTTGCGTGCTCCTTCCTCGCCAAGAAACTTCTGAATGAAATACTGCTGGCCTTTGCCGGTGACTTTCGTGGTCTTGCTCACTGTCACCGTGCCGTCAGAATGTGTGATCGCCGTTTCCTTAACGGTGAAAAGCCCCAAGTCCATTGACTTTTGCGTTGGCATATTGAAGTCTGTGCCGTTCCGGCGAATCAGATAGCCGTTTTCGCGCATCCAACGGAACAGTCGGTGCTGCCCGACGTCAACGCCGTTTTGTTTCAGCAGCTTCGCCAGCTCGCCGACGAGGATTGAAGTCTTGCTTGCGCTGACCGCATCGGCAAAAAGCACCTTTGGCGCGTCGGCCTCGACCTTGTTTTCAAGCCGCTTGAGCTTGTCCCCTGCGATTTGCAGCGCGCGAGCCATGACTTTCTCCGGGCTGTTCCAGTCCTTTTCAATTTGAAGAAAATACTGGCGAGCCTGCTTGCCCTTTTCATTGCGCTGGATCATGCAAAGCTCTTTCGCCATGTCGATGGTGAGCACTGCGTCCTGTGCAGGGCGCCCCCCGGTACTTTCGCTCAAAAATGAGCAGAAGTCTTCTCCCTCGGTGAACCCGTACTCGCACATTCTCGGGAACCAGTCTTTATAAGCCGTCTTCACTTCGAGGAAATCGTGCAGGTCTCGCGCAGAGACCGCAGGGCGGTCATTGTTGTAAGTGATCTTGATTAGCTCGTTCATGTGCCCTCCTTATCCTCGGCGCGTCGTTCAATGATCGCGTCGATTGCGCCCTCCACTCGCTTTCGCGCATCGGGCGGCTTGCGCCTTCCGTTCAAGATCATGCTGATATAGGCTCTTGTCACGCCCATCTCAGCCGCGACTTCTTCAAACGAAATGCGGTTGGTGTGCATCTTTCCGACTGCACGGCCAGTCCATGCTTCAAGCAAAGCCATTCCTCCCTTTTCATTCTGTTAATTTTGTTGACTGTGGCAGGGAAGTTTGCTATACTGCTTTCGCGGGGTTATCTCCATAAAGGGGGGTGATCGCATGAGAAACGCAGCACATACTTCGTCCGAGCTCGCGTCGCTTGCTGGCAAGTTGATGCATCACAAGGACAAGGACGTTCGTTCTCTTGCCGCCATCGCCTTAGCTAACCGGCGAAAGTAGGTCAGCTAACAGGAGAAAAGATGAAGCTACTCGCACATTTTCGCCCCGCAGCCGCCTTGATGCTCACGCATCGGGGCGGTTTTCTTTCCCTGCCGCAGTCAAATTTGGGGTTGCATAAGTTAACTAACCGTGCTATTATGCAGATAGCCGAACCACATAAGAGCTTGACACGGACGAATAAATCGTCGGGGTCTGGTTTTATGTTCCCTTTTTCAACTCCACGTCCAAATTATACGGTTAGAATAGTTAGAAGTCAAGGCAAAATTGTTAACTTTTCTATCTTCGTCGATCTGTTCAAAAACGTCCTATGGAATTAACTACTTTTTACAAAAATTTCGTATCCCTCTGCACTAAAAACGGTCTGAACCCATCAGGTGTAGCCAAAGCAATCGGCCTTTCAAATGCTGCTGCGACCGGATGGAAAAAGGGGAAAATGCCAAATGATACTACTCGGGAAAAATTGGCAAACTATTTCCACGTGACTGTTGCCGATCTAATAGGGGACGACTGCGCAGAAAAAGAAGCCGCAGCCCCGAAGGGCGACGGCCTTTCCCCGATGGAATCTCAGCTGATGGAATATGTCCGCGCGCTTACGGACGATCAAAAGAAGATGCTGCTGGCACAGTTGCAGGCGCTAAAGAATCAAGAATGATTCGTTTCTGTTCGTCGCTGAGATCGCGGAACGCCTGTATGATTTCGCTGTCGATGTCTTTCATCTATGTATCCTCCGTTCAAGTTGTTTCACCTATTATCTCTCATAAGCTCATGGCTTCAACATAGAAAATAGCATTAGGAGGTCTTGCGCGTGGGATTGTATACTGACCCGAATTACTTTGAAAAGCAAGCGTATTTCCGCCGCCGGAGATTTAAAAAAATCATAGCATTGATCTGCACGATAATTCACCACGGAAAATAAGGAGAATTTGCTTATGCAATATGCAATAGCGATGGCATTGGCCATCTGCATAATTGTAATGATTTTCTGGCAAGAGAAACTATCATCATACGAGAATTACGACAGCCTAAAACAATATATAGACGGGTGTCTCCTTGTAATTAGTAACTTAAACGAATGGGTAGATAACAGTTTACCTGAAGGAATGAAACTCAGTGAAAATTCCAAAACTCATTGTGAAGTAATAGCGGACGAATACCGATTTGCAATGCTAAGATGGTATTTCAAAACAAATTCATGGGATGCTGGCAAAATGGAAAACACGTATTTAGAAGAAAACATTTGGATTCGCTACAGGGAATTCCTTGATTTCTTAATCAATCGAGCTGGCATATCTGGAAGCTTTGGGCAGTTCAATCAATACCGCGTAACTGTAGATTGCAGCAGGAATTTATCTGATTTTGGGATTGACCTTTATAAAGTTATATATGCAACATCGAAAGCCGCATCTGAGTTCGGAATGCCGGAAGTTTATAACGAAAAAAGCGATAAGTGGTTATCTGTTATAAAAGCAGGAGAAATATAAAAATCGTTATAGTTGCATGTTGGCAATCACCCCGCCCTCGCCGTCTCTGCAACACCGACGAGGGCGGGTCAGCAGCAGCGGGGAGCGGTCGCCGCTGCTTGTTTTGACCATATCGCGCTTTACCTTACCACTTCAATACCAAGACCTTGCAACACGACGGCATTCGACCGCGTTCGACAGGCCCACTTTTGACACCCCAAACAGGCGGAAACCGGAAAAGTTAAGGTGATGTAAATGAATATTCAAGAAGTGTGCAGAATCCGCAAAGAAGAATTGAAATTGACCTATCAGGACATTTCCGACGCTTCCGGCGTGCCGCTGTCCACCGTCCAGAACTTCTTTTCCAAAATGTCGAAAGCCCCGTCCATTTATACCGTCGCGCCGATCTGCAAGGTGCTCGGCATATCCCTTGATGAAGTGTTCGAAATTACCGAACACTTGACGCCGACCGAGGAAACTTTGCAAGCGCGCAACGATGAGCTGGAGCGCCACGTGGACGCAAAAGCGGACACGATTGAGATCATGCGGCGCGGCGTCCGTATCCGCAACGGCGTGATTTTATTTTTGTTCATCGCGGTGGTGCTGCTGGCCGCATGGTGCTTGTATATCGACCTGCACTGCGTTGACTATGGATTTTGGAGGGCGTGACATGGCGAATTGCATCAAATGTAAAGCAGCGCTGCCGGATGGCGCGCTGTTTTGTCCTATGTGCGGCAAAAAGCAAGTGCCGGAAAAGCGCAAGGCGCTCAAGCGCGCCAACGGAACCGGCACGGTATATAAGCTCTCAGGGCGCAGGTCGCGCCCATGGGTCGCCGCAAAGAATCGGGTCATCATCGGATACTACCCGAAGAAAACCGACGCGCTGGAAGCGCTGGAACGGCTCTCCGGCAAGCCGCTGGACGAGCGATACAATATGACCTTTGCCGAGGTGTTCGATGCGTGGAAAGCGGAGCACTACCGCGAGATCGGCTCAAGCGGGGTAGAATCTTATGACCGCGCATTTGATGTCTTTGCACCGCTGCATAACAAAAAATTTCGTGATCTGCGCGCAGCAGATTTCCAAGCGGTCATTGACCAGCATATGAGCAAGTCCCACTCCACCGTTTCGAAATACAAGCAGCTCGCGACGCAAATGTCAAACTGGGCCATGCGGGAAGAGATTTGCGTGACAAATTTTGCGCATTACATCAAACTTCCCGAAAACGTGAAAAAGGAAAAGGAGATTTTCACTGATGGAGATATTGAAAAGCTGGAATCCAACGGCAGCGACGCAGCGAAGATCGTGCTCATGCTTCTATCGACCGGCATGCGCATCGGTGAGCTATTTTCCCTGCCCGTCGCATCTTATCACGAGACCTACGTGATTGGCGGTGAGAAAACGGAAGCTGGGCGGAACCGTGTAATTCCGATTCGGGGCGAGGGAAAGCCTTACTTTGCGTATTTCGCATCCAAAGCGACTGGGCCACTGTTGCTCTCCGGCTATGAGGGCCAGCATTCCCCCGAAAATTACCGAAAGCGCGATTATTACCCCTTGCTGTCCCGCCTCGGGATAGAAAAAAAGACCCCTCATGCCACGCGCCACACTTACGCCACGCGCGCGGTAAAGGAAGGTCTTCCACCAGAAATCCTTCAAAAAGTTCTCGGCCATGCAGATTATTCTACTACTGCAAACATTTACACCCATATTGACCCCGATACGATCGTAGCGGCTGTTACAGGCACGTTACTAACAAAACCGGAATCGGGCAAAAAGAAAAAGCCTTGAAACCGTTGAGTTTCAAGGCTTTTTTGGTGGAGACTGCTGGACTCGAACCAGTGACCTCCTGCGTGTGAAATAGCTACGAACGCGCGCTTTGCGGAATTATGTTGCAATAACACGCAATAAAGCAGAACGAATGTAACAATACAGGATTAAATGCTTCAATATTCCGCTTCATTCCTTCGCGGTTGCTAACAAATCCCTAACAGGTCTACTCCCGGAACATGTCCTGCAGGCGTCTGACCTCGGCAGCTCTCTCGATCTGCTTCCTGTGCAGATAGTCATAGAGACACTTCATGCCCTCGGGCGGCTCGCCGTGCTCCTGCCGGTACTTCTGGATGACGCCAGCAACCTCGGCGTGGAGCATCGTCATGTGATGCATCTCTTCGCCGGAAAGCTCGTAAAACGTCTTCGCAAGAGCAGGACATTCATCCTTGTACTCGAGGGCGCATTTCGCGTACTTCATCGCGTCCTCAATTTCCTCGTCGACCATCGCCGACAGTTTTTCAATGAGCTTCATTTTCTTCCTCGCTTTCTGCAGCAAATAGCAGCAAAATTATCCCGAGCAGCAGAGCATCCGAATCGTCGTTCATAGTTTTTCGACCGTGACCGCAAGGTTGTTGACGACCGATGCCACGCCGTCGAGTACCAGCGACAGAAGAGAGCCGTCACAGCCGCAGGCGTTACGAATAATAGCCGTAATAGTGAGGTTTGCCACGCCGTTTGCTGCGACCGTCTGAGCTGCCGTAGCGCCGATGATGGCGACGCCGTCCTTCTGTGCGGTCAGGCTGACCGTACCGGCAGCCGTGGGTGCAACTGTCGCGCTGACATTGACAAGGTAATAGCCCTGCCCGCACAGTGTAATCGCGTTGCCGTCCTGACGGATGTTGCAGCCATAGCGGCGCGTCGTCGAGCCGACCGGCACGATGCCGCCGACCGCAACGGTGGGATTGCTGACGTTGGTCGTGTAAATTGCAGACTTACTCATATTTTTACCCTCCTAAAAAATTAAAAAGCGGAGCAGCTGTTGCCGCCCCGCTTGCCTCGCCGAATAGGGCGTCAAATGTTGCCGTTTCCGCAGCCGCAGCCACAGAACGGGGAGTTGCCCGCGCTGTAGGTGTAGCCGCTGGGATAGCGCACGACACCGCACATCTGCTCGCGCAGATAGAGCTGGTTGTTGGCCTGCTCAAGCTGTGCGATGCGGCCTTCGAGCTGGCTCTTTTCGAGCGCTGCGAATTTAGCGTCGATGTTGGCGTTGATGGCGTCAAGACCGCGCTGCGTGGTGCAGCAGCAGTCTGCCATCTGGCGCTGGATGTCGTTGCCGGTCTGCATGATGGCCATGTTCGTGCCGTTCTGCGCGAGCGCGACCTCCTTGCCCAGCTGACCGATGCCGCCCTGCATCTCGTAGCCGAGATTGCAGATGCCGTTGCCGATGTTAGTCAGGCGGTCGTTCAGCTGGCCAAACTGCTGGCCGAAAAGGATCTCCTGCTGCGACGCAGCCGTGGCGTACTGTCCAAACTCGCCCTGGCGGTTCCAGCCGTTGCCGCCAAAGCCGAACATGAAGAGGAAGAGCACGACAATGAGGAACCAACCGGAACCCCAGCCGTTCTCATCGTTCGCACCGCGGGTGACCGCGGCGATATCGCTGAGAGACATACCACTATCCATGTGTCAAAACTCCTTCCTGAAAGAATTTTATAAATAAACCGTTGCGCACCGGCTTATTTCAGAAATTGCATAAACTCCTTCGCCTGTTCTTGAAGCTGCTGAAACTGCGCTTGAGACATCTGCCCAGACTGTAAAAGGCGTTCAATCTCCTGCTGCGCTTTCTGAGGCGTCATGCCTGCAGCGAATTTGCGGAATTCGCCGATCATCGCAAGGGGATTATTCGGTCTTGCCGCCCTTTGGCTTCCCATCAGGCTTTCCAGCAACGGATTGTTCATTGACGATTCCCTCCAATCTGGTCAGGCGTTCTTCGATACTCGTGAGGCTTGCTGTGCTCTGCGTGGGCTTTGGCTCGTAAGGTGTCATCAGATATGGCGTTTTTGACTTGTACCCCGCGTCGTCCGTTTTGACGTACCAGCCGATCAGCACATCCGACCGCGAGATATCCATCGCGATCAGTTCACTGCGTGGTGCCATCCTGAGCGCGTCCACGCCGTTTTCTCCGTTCACGCGGGTAATTTGACCCGCAAAGCCTTGCATCGCTCCTGCGCCATTCTGTGGGCTTGCAGGGGCATATCCTGAATAGGGGTTATACCCCATCTGATAAGGGTTGCCGAAATATCCCATGCGCGCACCTCCTTTTGTTGCCTTAATGATAACGAAAAAGAGGCCCCGCAAAGAGCCTGAAAAAGGTCTTTGTAGGGTCTCTTCTTTATGCGTTTTTGATGCCGTCCGCGATTTTGCTGTACGCCCGGCGCCGCCGCGTCTTCACGTACTCCGGTGAGACGTGCAGCGTCTCCGCGACTTCGACGCGGCTCTTCCCGCGCACATCGCATTCAATAAGGCAGTACGCCTCATCGGGCGGCAGCTCAAACGATAAGATATACGCCACGGCTCGCTT